TCGCCCTGAAGAGATACTTTATAATCCCCGCTCCGCTGGCCCCTTAGCTCAGTGGTTAGAGCAGGCGACTCATAATCGCTTGGTCGCTGGTTCAAACCCAGCAGGGGCCACCAAATTTTAGCTTTAAAATCATGTGATTAGGCCACTCTATTGAGTGGCTTTTTTGTTGCCCTGCTTGTGAGTGTCGCAAAAGTGTCGCATGAGAAAACAGGCTGGGGCTGATAGCATCCGGATTAGCGTCTGATTCTGATAAGAAGATAGCTGACAAAATAGGCCCAGAGTTTGGCCGCTATCCTTATGGTGAGATGTATTGCAAAACTACCTAACCATTAAATAAATATTTTTATAATCAATATCTTAAAATGATTATTCTCACTATTGGCGGCAAAATGGCGACAGCGATTTTGCTAGCCTTACCTTCCTATAAAAAATTAGTGCCGTACATGTTTGAACAACATACAATCAGATTTTGAATTAGTTTATCATAGCAATGGTCAACAATTAGGCTCGCCCCACTACAAAAGCGCGCTTAGCAAGTCAGTATCGTGCAAAGCAATAAGCTAGCCTAAAACACTCTATTCACTTTCTATGTTAAAGTTACATAATTATATGGAACACAAAAATGAATATACCTCAAAGAGACCAGTTAATTCAGATTATTGAAGGATTTGACGTTGATGAATTAAAAGCATCTCTTGCTGAATATTGCAAAGATGAAGAGGATATTAACGCGACATTAATAAATGGAATACCAGTAGCTTACTATCTTTCACTGACTACTAAAGTTATTAAGCAATTACACCAAGAGCTGGAAGATTCGGGTTATATTACATTACCTACAGCTTATTCATATGGAGGCGAGATTGGCAACGGTAATCTCGTTAGTGATTTATCAAGCTTAATCTCCCATATAAATTCAGAAAACTTTAATGCAAGCACACAATTTCTTTTACGGTTAGCTCATTATCAGCGAGTTAACGGATTTTGGGAGCTAAATATAAGAAGAACTATAAAAAAGAGTGAAAAAAAGATTACAGAGGAAACTGAATCTTTAGAACTGCAGAAAATCGTTATTAGAGAAAGGATCGAAGAACTAAAAGATATTAAATCAGAAGCAGAACAATATAAAAATAATGTTTTGACTTTTCTTAATGAAAATTCATCTCAAGTCAAAACACTTGAGGCAGCATTGCAAAACTTGATAAATCAAAGTGACAATATCAATAATATGTATACCAATGCATCTAACGTGGTTGAAAAGATAAACTCACAATTATCATTAGGAGAAAGTAAACGTAAAGACATAGAATCCCTTCACGATGAATCAAAAGAAGAACTATCCGACATAAAATCTAAACTTTCTGAAATCAAAAACGAAAATAACGATAACATCAACGTATTTAACGCTCTCAAAAGCTCTTTTGAAGAAAAACTAAGTTTCGTAGAAGATAAACATTCTTTATTTATAGAGAGAAATAAATATTTGGATGACCTTATAGGTCGAGAAGTAGGCGCTTCGCTTTTTGAAACATTTAAACAACGTAAGAATGAACTTTCCCCATCTGTGACATTTTGGAAATTTGCAGTACCTCTATTAGCCTTCTTTTGTATTGTTTGGGTATTCCTTCTCTTTCACTGGAGCGAACCACAGCAAATTGACTACAAAATATTATTAATAAATTCACTAAAAGCTCTACCAGCAATTGGACTGCTATTATTTGGCATTGCACAATATGGGAAGGAAAGAAATTTTCAAGAAGAGTATGCTTTTAAATCTGCTGTAGCGCTCACTCTCAATTCATATGCTGAGCAGCTTTTATCAGATGAAAACAAAGACGCTCTTATATTAGCTTCTGTATCGTCCATATATAAGTCACCTATACACCAATCAAAAATCAAGATTGAAGATGGTAAAAGTGCTGTTGAATCTTTGTCTGATCTCATTTCGAAAATTAAAGAGATTAAACCTAAAACCAAAGAGTAAAGCATCTAAAAGGGGAGTAGAAACTACTCCTCTGTTATTAAAAGTATTTCATTAATTTCAGTACACGATCATCAGTACATTCAATTAACCTATTGAAAGTTAATGAAAATTTAATATTAATAGTAAAGAAACCTTGACTACTCTATTCTTAATCCGCCGCCAAAAATAATTAAAAATCAATAAAATCATAATGTTATGAAAATCACTAATCTCTAATTGATCCTTGAAACATGAAAAGACTGAAATTCTCTTCGCTCTTTTCAGTTGGCAGATTCCAGAAGAAACCCAGCACCGGCACGGTCTGGCCATACCCTTTGTATAAAATTAAAACTGAAAAATTTTCATGATCCAAAACCTGCAGGCGGGTGCGGTGTAGCGCCGATTTTGTCTGCGTAGCGATTATTTTGCCGGTGCTGACGCGCAGCCAGTGCCACGCTCTGCGGATGATCTGTCGGAGGTAATCGTACGTGATGGTCACGCCTGCGCGTGGCGCAGCGTGCGTCTGAGGCGTTCTGGTGACGGGCAATAAAAAACCCGCTGTGATAGCGGGTCAGTGTGCTGGCTTACTTGCCGATGACGGGGGAGTATTTCTTACTGAGCGCAGCGGCCTGCTGGCTACTCTGTGCGATGGCGCTGCTGTTCGTGGGCTGACCGGTTGACGGGTGCGTATGGCTGGCCAGCTGGTCAGCCAGCTGCTGCACAAGCGCCACGGTATCGAGCATCAGCTGGGCCACGTTGATCTTCTCTGAACCAATCCACACAACCGGCGCGATAATTTCCTGACGCGTCCCGGCAATGCTCTGGCGCAGCTGGCCAATTTTTTCAGTCAGTGCCTGACCGACATTGATCGTCACGCTGCCGGTGACGTCCGTTTCCGCATTACCGCCCACTGTAATCAGCTGGCTCTGCTGTGTGGCAATGCTGTAATTACCGGTCGTCACGTGCTGAATTGCCCCGGCCATCAGGGACGCTGTGCCGATCACCGTGGTCCTGTCCGTGGCTTTGACAGTCGTTTCCCTGCTGACCAGCTCACGCGTTTCCGTATCGGCTTTCACTTCCCGGCTCATGGACGTTTCACGGATGGACTGATCGGTCTGGCGCTCCCAGTCGCCCGCCTGCGTTACGCGCTGTGAGACTTCCGCGCGCTGCTGCTGCAGCTGTTCGCCCGGCTTCACGTCCGGCAGGCTGGTCCCGTCGGGCATGGTCTGTCGCACAAACGGCTTGTCCGGGCGTCCGCCGGTAAAACCGATCTCAACCAGCGTACCCTCTGGCGGGAACTGAAACATGCCGGAATCATTACCGGCCATCGGTACTGGTAACGGCACAGCAGGATAAACCGGCGTACTGCCGTCCGGATTGCCGTCAGCATCCAGCAGCTGCAGATTGACGGCATAGCGCGGCCTGAAGGGGTCAGCAAAGTTTCCGCTTTTAACCGCCTCTGTCGGGGCAACAACGCGCGCCATTTTAGGCAGGTGCAGGCCGCTGGCCAGCTCCGGGTAATGGCTTTCAACCTGACGCTGCACCGGTGTTTTCTGCAGCGGCTGACCTGTTGTGCGGTTTCGCGGCGTCCAGGTGATTGTCATGGTGTCGCTGTTCAGCTGCACTTTTGTCACGCGCTGGCCGTTCACCTCAACGCCCGGACGAAGTGACTGGATCACAGGTACGGTCATCGTATTGCCACCTGCAGTGGACTGGCTGAACTCCGGCGGAATATCCACCGGCTTACCGGCAAACAGCGCTTTTTCAGCGCCGCCCAGATACATGCTGCCATCCGGCAGCTGATACCAGATGTAATCATTAATCCCGAAGGCGCGCCCCAGACTGGCCAGCAGCTGAAATCCCGTACCGCTGTGCGTGAAGTGCGGGATCGGCCTGTCGCTGTAATCTGCCTGCGGCACTGTGACGGTCAGGCCGCTGTGTTCTTCCAGCCAGGCGGCAATCTGGCGAAGCGTCGGGTGCTGAAATGCGCACGGCCAGGCGCGATCAAATACGCCGCACAGCTCCCGGATGAAAAGGCGCTGATAGCCGGTTTCTGAAGGCTGCGAGCGCTCCACGTATCCGGTAAACCAGCGCAGCAGCCGGTCAGGGTAGCCGGTGTCAATGCGGACCATTTTGCCGGTGTAATCAGTGCTGGTCTTTGCCGTGACGAAGCCGCGGCCACAGCTGTTAAGCTCCAGCACCAGAGCGGCATCAGTCAGATGCACTTCGTCAGTTGACAGGTAAAGCCGGGTTACAGGTTTCATCGCTATTCCAGTGCGTCGTTCACCGGTTTAAGCACTTTGCGCTCAAACCACGTCATTTGTTCTTCGCTCTCGCCTGCGGCCTGTCCTCTGCCGCCCGCGCTGCCGCTGCCGGTTTGTTTGGTGGCCGTGGTTTTGCCGCTGGCGCGTGCTTCGCGCTTTTCCTGAACACTGACATGCTCTGTCAGCGTGAACGTTATCAGCCAGGACATTTTCCCTTCCTGCTGCGGTGCGTCCACGTTGCCGGTGAAAGTCGCCTCGCGAAAACTCACCGCGCGCGCCACCTCATGCGCAACACGGTATTTCTGCCGCTGGCCACCGGCATCAGTAGCAGATGCCAGCTCAAAGATGCGTTTCAGTAGCGCGATATCACTGAACCCGATTTCGCCGCTGATCCGCATCTCTTTTCCCTTGATGCCCTGCTCTGCCTTTGCCGTTGAACTGGTCTGTCCGGACTGGTCTTTGTCCTGAAAAGCCATTGAAACGGTCACCCGCATATTTTTAAGCGGAATGCCCTCACCGTTAAGCGCCAGCGTCGGGTTTGTACTCATGGATCATGCCTCTTATTCCTTCAAGATTGTCACCGACCAGCATCACCGCCGCCGTATGCACAGCGGACGGCTGCGGAATGTCTTTAACCAGCTGCGTGAGCGTCGTCACCACGTCGCCGCTGCCGGTAAACACCCATGCCCGTGCGCTTTTGCCCTGCAGATCGCTCAGCCCGGCGGAAATATCTGCCAGCATGGCATCACGTTTCTGGCCAAACGCAGCCAGCTGCGCTTTCAGTCCGTCAATCCCTCCCACTGCGCCTGCTTCGCTCTGCGCCTGTTTTACGGCAGCGGCTGCTAACGCGGCGCGGCTGGATGGCACGGACAGCGGCACGGAAGGCGGCAGCGCGGCGTTCATGCCTGCAGGCAGCTGCATCTTTTCCGTGGCCAGCATGGCGGCCGACTGCGCCAGACGCTTTACCTGCACAAACGCCGGTGCCGGGAAAACCTCAGCCAGCTGGTTCAGTGAGGACATAAAATTGTCATGCGTCTGGCTGGCCACCATCAGAATCACCACGTCAGCGTTTCCGCCAGTGCCTGCCAGCTTTTCCGCCAGATAGGCCGTGGCATTAACCGGACTGAGGTACGCGCCGTTATCGGTTTGCTGTCCCAGCCCATAAATCCACGGATGCACCGGGACCATGCTGCAGGTCTGCGCGGTTACCGCATCAGTCAGCGCCAGCCGCGCCTCACGCCACATCCTTCAGCTCCGGCCAGACAATGTTATCCGGATCGGAAACATCAAGCTCAAGCAGATCAAGGCGGTAATTCTTCAGCGCCGTCAGCCGTGCTGACTGCTCTGCGGTTGCCCTGCCCAGCTCAACCGCATCCAGAAGCGGGGACATTTCAGCAACCGCACCAGAAATAAGCGCCTGGCGTTTTTTATCTGCCAGCTCAGCCCGTTCCGACTGGGTGTACGTGCGCGGCACGATTGCGGAACCGTCAAACATCCATGAACCATCAATCGAGATATCTTCAGGCACTGCATTTTTTTCGACTTCTGCAACGGAGTATCCGCCAGGGTAAAGGCGTGACGCATCAAACCCGAAAGAGCGGATCACGCCTTCGCTGTCGTAACAGATTTTCAGCGTGTCAGCACTGAATCGCGTGCGGTGAAAATACCAGTCCTCACCCTCCTCACTTTGAAAATAAAGCGCGGGGATCATTAATTCCGCATATTCCGGAATGTATTGCGTGAAATTTTTAAGGTTCAACATCATGCTGTATGCCCTACATTTACCCAGCCCATCGACTGATAATATTTCTGCACCGGACGATAAAACACTGTGTCTCCGCCGGGGTTATCGCCTTCATAATTCCAGCCGGTCATCACACAACCACCGGGAACACGCTGCTGGCCATTTTTGACTATCTGAAATGCGCCCTCACCACCCAGAGCAACATCTCGAACTGTGTTAAGCTGCGCATCGTTCGCTTTATTCCAGGCATCATTTGCTGTGCCTCTTACACCATTGATCGAGTTATTTACGTTACCCAGCTGACCATTAATCCAGTTGCTCAGGTAGCCGCCCCAGATGGTTCCATAAATATTTCCGTCAGTAGCGATCCAGCCTGCACCTCCGGCGAATTTGTAAGTACCGTCGATTCTAAAATCGCCGCCCTGCTCAAAAAGAAAGTTATGTGCCGATCCGAACCCGTTCCATGCAATCTGCGCATATGCCAGCGTCCCAACGTGCTCAACAATCTGGAACCACGCAGACGCACCGTCAGGAACGCCATACGCCCCGCGCCCTTTTATAGTCGCCCGAACTGCTGGGGATGAAACGTAGTCACCAGATTTTGGATTGGTATTGCCGTTGATTACATAAAACTCAGCACCTTCATTCAGGTATCCGCCGGATTTAGGGTAAGCACCTGTTTGCGCTGCATTAGGCGGATTAGCCGTGGTAAAAAACTCGCCTACATCTGTCGCATCGACTGTCGCGTGTAGCTTTCCGTCAGTGCCCCAGTCAATAAAAATACTGTGCGCGCCTGAAGAGTGCTTACCACCGTTAGCCTGCACCGCTTTGTAGTTGCCAACCTGATCCAGCGAAAGCGCCTTTCGTGCTTCGTTTTTATCCGCAAGGTCTTTAAGATTCTCAGATGCCTTTAGTCGCGAACTGGCATTATCGTTTGCCGCTTTTACGGCTTTAGGCGTCGCTGCTGCTGTTTCGCTGACGCTGTCTGTTGCACTGCTCAGCTGAACAAAGCCTTTCTCTTTAAGCGTCGCATCCGGGTGATTGCGTGATTGCTCATGTTTTTTCAGCGCATCACTGGCCTGCTGATTATCCAGCGACCCTTTAGGGCGCAGGTCCGTGATGTTCCCGGCGGCGTCAATACTCGCCAGCGCTGACACATAATGCTTCACGCCATCCAGCTCATAATCAGCAAGATCAGCCGCCACTGTGATTTTGCTCTGCGCGCCCCAGACGCTGGCCAGCGTCCCGGTAAAGCACACGTCCAGCCATACTTTTACCGGCTTCACGCCGACCGTAATATTCTGGTCAGCATCCAGCTGCGCACGCAGCCCGCCCACGTATCCCGCACCACGGGAAACAAAAAACTGTGTGCCGCTTTTGCCGACCAGCCAGCCATCACCGAAAAACGCAGCCGGGCCGTAAATATCGGTGTTTTCCAGGCGCTGACGTTCATCCATCGCCCCCATGCGCGCGGTGAAATCAATCTGCCACGTTTCCGCTGGGGTACTGATACCGGTTTCCTGCTGTGCGCCGCTGTACTCCATCAGGAATGAACGTGTCAGAACGTTGCCCTGCTGGCCTTCACGGGTTTTCAGCTTCTGCTGTGCCGGGGCATGTACGATCATGGCCAGCGTGCCGGTAGCGCTGTTCACCAGGCCAATCCAGTTGAACGTAAAATCGCCTGTGTCCGCGCCCAGTACCACCGAATGCACCACCGCATTCTGATTCACCACGCCTTTACGCGTGACCGCCTGCCGGTGAACTATCTGTGCCTCTGGCGGGATACCCTCGCTGCGGTCTACCAGCTTAGCCGGATCGAGGCCCGGCACGTTCGCAAAAATAAACCCATCCAGTAAAACCGGCTCACCGGATTCCGCCTGGCGCGCTTTCCACTGTTCAAATGCTGTTGTGATAACTGTCTGTGACATAGTTTTTCCTTAAATTCCTGCGCTGAACGTCGCGCTGGCCACGTCCGCCCCGGCAATGCGCGCCGGGTAAACAACATATTCACCCTGGTCCCAGCCTGCGCGGATGGCGAACGGCTGCGAGGTGATCACCTCAAACTGATAGCGGCGGCACGTCCTGCCGTACTGCTGGATAATCTGCAGCAGCAGCTGCGCGTTGTCCGCAATCTGGCTGTCTGAAACCCGCACCTGTATTACGTCCCAGTCAATGCCGGGCTGGCGCTCGACCAGCTCCACATAGCCAATCCCCAGGCGCTCAAAAATGCTGATAAACCCTGCCACGGACCCGGCATCGCGCGCGTTAATAAACGCAAACGCCACGCGCCTGCGGAACAGTGAAAGCGGCTCACCGTTGAAGCGGGTAATATCCCGGTCATAGGCCAGCAGATTCAGCAGTGGTTCAGAACAGGTCAGCGGATCAAACTGGCTGACCGGCCACGTAATCCAGCCGTAAACCTGCGCCCAGAATCGGCGCGCGGCTTTCAGAAGCTTGTCCGGCTCCCCTTTGCGCATCCACGTGGGCAGACGCAACCCGGCCAGCTTTTTATCGAAATCAGTCATGTTCAATGCTCACTGTCAGGCTGTTAAGACGCGGCACGCTCAGATCGCTTACGATATCGTCCAGCGAAAAGGTGACCGAATCGACCTCCGGAAACGTCCTGTGCAGCTCACGCCCAAGATTCGAAAATGAAAAGCGTCCGTAAGGCCACGTTTTTTTAACGTCATAGTCAGCGTTTTCGCGGAATGCGCTGCGGATCAGGTTTCCGGCATTTTTTATCAGCAGCGCCTGATTTTCGGCTGTTACGTTGTCCAGGTTCTTCAGATACATTTTCACACTCAGATCGTGCCGGGTTTCCGGCATTGCGAAGCACTGCATATCATCACCGTGGCCGTGATGGCCCTGTGTGTTGATGTAGTCATTTACCGCCGTAATAAACGGCTCTGACAGCACGCCGGAATCCAGCAGAAGATAAGCATTTGCCGTTCCCGGCCCGCGCGGCGCATCGTGCAGGAAGAAAATCCGATCAATGCTCAGCCCTACTACCCCGGCAATCATTGAGCGGTAAACCGCGTCAGTGTGGTAGTTACCCACCAGGTTAAACTGATTGCGGCAGCGCTCGCGCAGCTCGTCATCACTCTCTTCATCTGCGCCCGGCACGGTCAGCCAGTCTTCCTCGCTCTCCGCCTGCGTGATGCCGGTGACGGCCACCGGCAGGATGCGGTAATAGCCCGGCGCAAGGTTCCACGCTGCCCCTACATCTGACGCACGCACCGGGATCAGCGCGCTGGATTCCCCTGCCGGAATGGTGAAATCAGCAACGGTCACCAGCTCGTAAACCACGCCGTTAATGCGCTCAGTCTGGATACGCGTACCGGCCTGCACGGTCACATCTGCCCCGGCGTTTTCCTTAGTGAAACGGATCACTCCTTCAGCGCGGCTGGCCGGTTTTGCCGTGACGTTTACCGCCCATGCCAGCAGGCGCAGCATCTGTCCGCCTGCCGTGGCCACAAACATATTCACCAGCACCGTGTTGATCATAACGTCAGCCAGCCACAGCACCGGCGCGGTGATAATGGCCGTTACCAGCCGCCAGAACGGCGACATGCGCGACGTATTGGTGATAAGTCCCTCCTGCGCGGCAATAGCCGTAAAGCGCGCTTTCAGCTCCGCTTCCGTCACCGGCATCCCGCTTTCTTTCACCACCTCCGTAAAATCAACCTGCGGTTTGTCCGTCATATATCCACCCCGTAAGACAGTGCGCCGAAGTCGTATGTGCTGGCCGTCACCCAGAGGCGAGACAGGCTTTCTTCTGTCAGCTCAATGGTGCCGGGGATAATCCGTTCATCGTCCTCAATCAGTAATTCAAGCCGCGTCAGGATATCCGCACGCATCGTCGGGCTGCGCTCCGCGATCAACTCCGTCAGCAGCCCGGATTCAAGAATTGCGTGCGCAATATCCTGCTGAATGCTTTTGCGGTTATTACAGGTGACCGGCTCTTTACCGGTATTTAAAACAAAGTTTCCGTTTTCAATCAGAAGACCGATATACAGTAATTCACTCATCCTGCCAGCTCCTGCCACTCCATCAGCTGCTGCGGCGTCATACCGCCACCTGTATTAATTTCCACTTTTTCGATGCGTTTGCTGTTATCCGTCACGCTCCGGCTGCTGCTGGAAATAGTTTTATTAATTCCGCCTGTCTCAACGCCTTTTAACTGGCCGCCGGTTGTCAGGTTATTTTCGATGCGCGGCGGCGGTGCGGCAGGCTCACCAAATTCCGCAATATCCACGCCGGGGATTTTATTTATTTTGCTGATAATCCAGTTCAGTGAACTCAGGGCCGTTTTTTTAATGTTGTCCCACAGGTTCGCGAAGAGGTTCATTATCCCGCTGGCCATATTCCCCAGCGTTTGCGTCACGGAAAACCCGGACAGCAGCGCAACAAAACTCTGCCAGCCCTCGCTGATAAACGCCCAGGCCTTGCCAAATACACCGGCTACAGCGGCCACAGCACCGGATACAGCCTGAAAGGCTTCGGTATTCATCACGGCGGCTTTAACCGCATCCCAGTGTGCGATCAGCAGATAGCAGCCTGCGGCCAGCAATGCGACTGCGCCAATAATCAGCAGAATCGGCCAGCTCATAAAGTTAATGGCCACGCCGGTCATTACTGACGCCATACGCACGGCCAGCAGTACGCCGCGCAGGGTACGCATAACTATCGCGTAAGCCTTGACCGCTGCGCTGGCCAGCCAGATCGCCCCGGTGTAAAGGCGCGTAACCAGCAGCAGCCCCATCACAATGCCGCGCAGCCCGGTCATAACAAACGTGGTCATGCCCATAACGATATTGGCCACCGCGCCTGCACCGGCAAAGCTCAGCACGGCCAGTGCCACATATCCGACCACGCGCGCGATGTTCGGAAACATCTGCATCCAGCGCGCGAACGTCTGCCCCATATCCGCCAGACGGTTCAGCAGCGGATAAATCACCGGGATCAGCGTAAGGCCGATCACGCGCCGGATGGCTTCCAGAATCTGAATAAACCGGTCCCACGGCTTAACCATCTTCGCGGCCATTTCCTGCGTGCGCTTTAGCCCGTCGTTGCCGCCCAGCTCGGTGATGTTACGCTGCAGCGCTGTCACGTTGCCCCACAGCTGTTTGACCACCGCCGAACTGTCACCAAACGCATCATCCAGCGCCTTCTGCGCCTCCACGTTACCGGTGATACTCGCGCCGTATTTAGCCTGCAGCTTGATCAGGATTTCCGGCATGGACATCATCTTTCCGGATTCATTTTTGAAGCTCATGCCCAGCTTTTTTGCGCCATCCTCAGCGCCGGTCAGGAATCCTTCGTAAGCGCCGGAGGCCTCCGTACCAAGCGTGCGCTGCAGCTCACCCATCACGGCCAGCTGCTCATTAAGGCCGATACCGTAGTTAGTGCCGACGCCGCGCGCACCCTCCATCAAATCCTTGATTGCACCCATTTCCACGCCGAAGCGCTGACGCATAAACGCCACTTTTCCCGAAAGCTGCTCCGCAAACTGCACGTTGCCCAGGCGCTCCGCCTCCTCGCGGAAGTTGCCGAACATCTGCCCCATGAACTCTGCCGACTCCGCTGCGGTACTGCCCAGCGCAGCGGCGGTCAGGTTAGCAATCCGGGTAACCTTCGGCAGCTCGTCACCGGTCAGGCCGCTTATGGCGGCGTTAATGCTGGCCGTTGACTGCACAAACTCCACGGCGCTTTTGCCGTAAGTCATCGCAAAAAGGTTTGCATCCTTCTCCACCTGCTGCAGCGCAGTGCTGTCGATGCCGCGCGCGGTCTGCTCCTGCAGTGCGTCATACATTTCAATGGCCGGACCCAGCGCGCCTTTGATGGCCTGACCCACGCCCCAGAGTGCCGCGCCGCCAACGCCCACGCGCTGGAAAGCGGTGCGGGACTTGTCTGCAAATTCCGTGACGCCTGCCTGTGCCTGCCGAAGCGGCCGCGTTACCTTGTCGATCAGCGATAACGTAAATTCCAGCTGTTTCATTCGCTTCCCTTAAACGCCAGCGCAATGCCGTTTGCTATGGCAATGCGCTGGTTTTCCCAGTGCCGGTTATCAAGCCACAGCGCGGCGGCAAGGTTATCCGCGCTGTCATCCTCCCCAGGCAGCCAGCGACGGCGTAAGATCAGGTATTGTTCGAGTCCGTTGGCGTCAATATTCCGGACCCGCTCACTCAGTTTTTTACGGTGATTTCCAGCTCAGGCGTATATTCTTCCAGCACCTTGCCCACAATCTGTAATGCCGCACCCGGCAGCTCCAGTAATTCCTGCAGCGCGTCTTTTGTTTCAGGCGTTACAATACGAACCAGAAAGTTATGCGCCGGGGAAACTTTATTTCCCATCGTGATTTCGTTGATATATTTGTTATAGGCGGTGACGTTCGGCGTAAAAGAAACGTCTTTGCCTGCGATGGTCATTTCAATTTTTTTATCACTCATGCTTTTTCTCTCTCAAATTAATTTCGTCAATTAGCTGGTTATGGCGCGCCGCGCAGGTTGAATAAATATCAATCCACTGAATTAATAATTCTGCTGCGGCTCTGCCATTGGTGCCGGTTAATCGGGGAAGATTAACGGGACATTTTGTTTTTAGATTTTCCTGATAGGGTATGCTCTGCGTTTTCACTGGCGGCGTTGTACAGCCTGAAATAATCACCAGACAGGCAATCATTACTGAAAACGGGCTTATCCAGTTCAGCGCGGATGCCTGCCGGTATCGCACCTTTTAATTCCTCCAGTTTGTTTTCAAGCTGCCTGGCTGACTCGCTTGCCACACCCTGCAGCTGATCACGCGCCCTGTCAGCGGCAATCCCGGCGGCACGCTCTGCGACCAGTTCCACGCTGTCGCGCTTCCACTCAGCCCCGGTCCATCCCGCCAGAAACGCCAGCCCCAGACCGGCCAGCACAAACAGCACGTTTCTGGCCATCAGCGAACACCGTTATGCTCAAGGCTGAAGTGGTTACCATCAGGGTTCGACTTAAAACGCCCGCCCCAGCTACCGCCCAGTGATTCCCAGTATTCACCCAGCGCCCGGTAATCCTCGGTGCGGGTTTTATACTCGCCGTTAACAAACAGGTTAAAATCCACCGCCAGCCGCTGCGTGTGCAGGCTGTTGGCGATGCCGCTGCCCTTCTTCGCATTCAGCGCGGCCTGCTCCGGCGTGCGGTATGCCTCCCCGAACGTCAGGCGCATCCCGCGATCATTCGCCCAGGTGATCAGCTGTGCAATCAGCCCGGTAAATAACTGCTGCTTTTCCGATAGCGTCACTTTCACTTCTCCTTATCGTCGCCACCCAGACGGCGGCGTAACCACATTTCGCAGAACTGATACCCCAGAATCCCCAGTCCTGCCCCGACCCCGTTAACCGCCAGCGGCGACATATCCGGGAACTGCACCAGCGCTGCGCCTGCCGCGACTGAAATGGCAGACCCCAGAATGACGCGTCCGACAATCAGGCGCGGCGTGATTTTTTCATTACTGGCCAGCACCTTGCCCAGCGCGATAATCCCGCCGAGCAGCAGCAGCTGCATCAGTGTTTTTTCATGGTCCTGCATCGTGTCTCCGTTAGCTGATCAGGCTTTCCGTTGCCGCCGCTTCCAGATACGGCACGCCGTTAATGTTCACGAACTTCGGACTGGTCACGAAGTACTTCACCTTGTGCGTGCTGATAGCGCCGCCCTTCGGATCGATATCCAGCACGTTACTCAGCACCAGTTTGCATCCGAAGGCTTCAACCTTCGTTTCTTCGCTGCCGACCTTCGCATAAAACAGGAAGTCCAGCGTATCGATGCCGCGCCATGACCCGGCGGCACGCGCCTTCGCGGTCAGTTGCTGAAAGGTTTTGCTGCTCAGCTCAATCTCACCTTCTGCAGCGACTTCCCCGGCTACGTGTCCGTCCGGGACGCCGCGCGTGGACGCCGCCGCCGTGCTGTCCGTGATATCGAGTGAGATTTTTTCGACGTGAAGTAATTCCCCGTCGATGTTTACATCGAATGACTGACCGCTGATGCGCTGGCTCATGCTGCCCCCTCAGTGCTGTCCAGGCTGGTATCCAGTAACAGCCCCACGGTAATTTCTTTTGGCGATTCAACCGGACGCATCACGATATAAATCTCCACCTGTTTAGCGCTTTTCCAGCTGATTGATACGTCACCGTCGCGCGGCGATTTCACCTCACCGGGGAAACGGATGCCGTTAATCTGGACTGACTGCGACATTTCACGCAGCGGCTTCGCAAAACTCTGCTGCGCGGCGGCAATGCTGCCCGGCGTGCTGTTCAGCGTGCGATCGGCAATTCGGGCGATGGCCAGCAGGCGCACGCGGCGCGCAATTTTGTCAGCAATACGCACGTACTCGATCACCTGATAATCCCCGCCTTCCACATCCAGCGTGCGCCCGTCAGACCAGTAAAGACCGTCATAATCCGGATACCACATCGGCACGCTGAAACGCAGCGCTTCCAGCGCCTGCAGCGTGGCCAGCTCCAGCACTTTATCTGTGCCGTCAACCGGCAGACTGTCACTGCCCAGGCTTACCAGCGCCCCGGTTTTAACGCGCGCCGGGCTGTCAGCAATAGTCACGGCGCGGTTACAGAGGCGACCGGCCAGCACGCCCGGCTCATTGCCCCACAGGCGCGGAACCAGCTGCACCGCTGACGCAGAAATTCCGCTCTGCAGCTTGCTCATGCGCGTCAGATAATCCGCCCAGGCTTCGCCGGTTTCCGGACCGCCAACTGACAGAATGAACCACACCCAGCGTCCGAACTTCGCCAGCAGCGCGCTGCGAAGCGAGGCGGCAGCGTTAATCTCTTTCTTATCCGGAACATCCGCGCACAACACGACCCCTTCCACGGATGCCACCTGCTGCGCGCTCAGTACGGCATCTGCCCATGCCGACAGCTCTGCATCTTCGGCCAGGACGTGAACGAATGCGGACCAGTTCTGACCGGCATTTTCCAGCGCGGCCATAACCTGACTTTTCAGCTCCGAATCCGCCGCACCCAGCTGCGCATCAAAATCGGTCTGCGTATTAACCGCCAGCGTCTTCCCGGCGTTCGTTGCGCCGCGTCCGATAAAGAGCACGACGCGCTCAATATCCTTTGTTTCACCCTGCAGCTGATTAAGCTGATTGACCGTTACATTTGGCCAGCTCATACCCTTCCCCTGATATCCTGCGCATTAACGTCCCAGCCGTAGCCAATGGCCTGCAGCTGGCGCGCCAGCGCCTTATTGAAATCGTCGCTGCCCATCCCAAGAAACGGACGGGACGGTACATCGACAGTCCATACCGTTTTTGCCGCCCGCCCTGTCAGCTTGCGGATCAGCAGACCGGCCTGCGCATATCCCATCGTTTCGGTAATTTCCTTAAACGGCGGCTTACGCCAGCGCTTACCGCGCCTTACCCTGTAGCCCAGCTTTCGCAGCCGTTTAGCCTGCGCCAGCGTGGCCATTTTTCCTGCCGGGGCGGTGCTACCCTTACCGCGCGCCCTGACGCTGGTTTTCATGCCTTCCTGCTGCGCATAACCCACGGTCCCTGCCGGTACTGCTTTATCCCCGTTGCGATATCCGCCGCCCTGCAGATAAAGCCGCACCGCTTCAATTTCGGGCATTTCGCGGATGTGCAGCAGGTTCGGCAGATTGCGCAGCATCTTCCCCCTGCGGCGCGTTTTTCTTGCCTGCCACGGCGTGCCGTCCGGTGACTGCTGATTACGCACGTTGCGCTTTGCCGCCGGGATCACGCCATACTTCGCCATGCGCCAGATAAGCCGCTGGCGCTTTTTATCGGGCAGCTCCAGCTTTGCAATCTGGCGGCGCATGTCTCGCAGCTGCGCGGCGTTAATTTCCGCCCCGAAAATCACTCCGCCACCTCCGTGTAAATCATCGCGCTCAGCGCCGTCCAGATTTCCGGATCGGCCAGCCGGTAACGTCCGCCCTGATAAGGAACAGGCCCGTTTTCATCCGGCACGATAATCAGCCGCTCCGCCATCGGCACCGTAACGGTCACAATTGCGGTTTCCTCGTCAATCAACTCAATGTCCCAGTCCGGATCGGCATTCGTGATGCCGACCTGGCTGAATAAATCCCGGTCCTGTGAGTCAATCGCCTGCCACACTTCCAGCAGCGCCATCAGCAGACGCGGATCGCACTCCCGGTACGGGAAACGCTCCCAGATAAGCTCTGCGTCATAGCGGATCACCGAAAGCTGCACCTGACCCAGCCCCATATCACGCGCGGCGGGAATGGTTTTCAGGCCCGTCATTTCACTGGTGAATGACTGCATGGCCCTCTGCGGCATTTCTGACTTAATAAAGCTGGTCAGTGATTCAAGCTGACTTCCTGTGCTCATACCTGCCTCACCGTGGCGCGCTTAAGCCCTTTAATCAGGCGGATAGTCACTGACGCCTCCGCCAGCAATCCCTTGCGCGTTTCATCGCTCTCCTGTCCCGGATGCGACTCGCGGCGGCCAACAGACGCAAACTCACCCATCAGGTCCGCTTTTGCCCTGGCATACACCGCCTTTTTATACTGCGCCGCCAGCTGACTGATGCCGTTCATGCTGACCCCCGGCACGTCAGCAGCGGTCTGGTATCCTGCCGCCCGGTGCTTTTCCTGCACACCGGCAAGCCCGCTGTTTACCTCCGCTGCCGCCGTAAGCAGCGCATTCGCCACTGTTTCCGTGTCTACGTCAGCCGGAATACTGCGGCTGCGCTGGAAGTCTGACAGGTTCATATCCGGCCAGAATCCGTCATTGGTCAGCGGGCTATCCTGGTATTCAATCGGCTTGCCACTGAACATAAAATCCCCCGTAAAAAGGTGGGCTGACCGGAATCCACGGCGCATTACACTGCGTGTTCTGCCCTCATCCGCGCCCACCCGGCTTGCGGTAGTCGTTATTCAGCCGTAAGCGCCCGGATGCGCGCCGCAATCGTTTTGCGCATCGTGCCTACGCCTGCTCTGTGATACTTCGCCTCGGCGGCCGCCAGCAGTCGGTCAGCTTCAGACAGCGTTTCGACGCTATCTGACGCCGCCGCCCGCGCCTGTCCTGATTCATCACGCAGCAGCAGAAGCCCCGCGAATTTGAACCACTTAGCGGTAATCTCCTCGTGCAGCCGCCAGCGCTGCGTAACGTTCTCAAACGTCCGCGAGAAATAAGGCTCTAAGTCTTCACCCGCCTGGCTTGCCTGCTCTGCCCAGTTCATCATCTGATCGGCCACAAAAGCCGGGAATCGTGATTTGATGTTTTCCGGCGTGGCCTGCTCCTGCGCAATGGCAATGTCTGCCCAGTCCAGCGCCTGATCGAACTCGCCCACGTCAAACAGCCAGACGACGCAGTATGCAAACACCGGATTGGCATACACGCGGCCCAGTTCGAGATAGCTTTCGACCGTGGGCATCCACTTCGGCAGCAGCACATCACGCTTCATGGCCACGCGCTCTGCCGTGGTATCGAGGCTGCGTAATACCGCCACGTCTTCCATGATTTCCTGCATCTGCAGGTGAAGGCTGGCCGTGGTGTTTACTTCCTCAAGCCGCGCCTGCTGCTGCTGCATGGTCACGCGCTGGCTGTGTCGCTGTGCGGGTGAAAGACTCATAATCAGCCCTCTGCCGGTTCGGTCACCTTGCCGATGGTCACCGCATCTTCGTCAATGGCCGCGTACAGCTCCGGCTCCTCAACGGCGTAACCTTCATTGCGCAGGTACTTGTTTTCGTACTGTTTGCGGTCTTCCACAAACTCCGCCTTACGCTGGCGCGTGCCGCGCTGCGTGTAGATGTGCAGGTTTGACAGTGGCGTGACCACCATGCGTTTGCCCGGCATAAACGGCGGGATAATCGCGGTGCGCCCGGCAATGGTGCTGCCCAGCATCTGCGCGGCGATTTTTTCCGTGGGCTTGTCCGCCTTCTGATACAGGCGGTACTGCTCCGCCGCGACCAGATCGGCCCCGACCAGCACAACCAGACGCGGATCGTTACGGAACTGTGCCGGAATTTTTGCGTTAATCAGGTCAGAGGCCATCGCATCCAGTGAGTGATAATCACCGGCATCGTCCAGGGTGACCTTATCGGTCATAATCTGGTAACCGTCTTTGAAGCCTTTCATGCGCTGATGCCAGCCGATATTGACGTCTTCGCCGTTCGGGTTTTTCTCCGGATCGGTTGTCGTCGCCACCTCTTTGCCGTTAAAGCCGATGCGCAGCATGTCCAGCGCAAACGCCTGGTTTGAAAACGTCTGCACCATCTGGAAAAATTCACCTTCATCACCGGCGTTAGCCCACAGTGAAAGCAGATCCCATTTCAGCGCCGCGCAGGAATCAGTTTCGACCAGCTTGTAATCGTTGCCGTCTACACCGACTTTGCGACGGAAACGCCCGTCAGCCACGCGCCCGGTATGAAGTGCGGACGCACCCACCGAAACGACCTGGCCGCTCAGCTGGTCTACGTCTGCCACGGTGATCATGTCCAGGAACTCCACGGACTCCAGCAGCGCAGCGCGTAAGCTGGTTTCCTGCGGATCGGTGAGGCTGAATGCGCGGGCCGGATTCGTCACGCTGTAATGCTCTGCCAGACCGGCAGAAAAAGCGTCGATAAATTCCAGTGCGCGTTTGTTTAACTTCATAAATAACCCTCTCGCAAATAATGCGACTTATAAAAACTTCCCTGACGAAGGCGAAATTAGATGAATTTAAATTTGCGGCTTTCCTGCTTATCGCCGGGCTTACGTTTAGGTAACTGGGTAACCTTGCTATCCAGCTTTCCAAAGTTTTTAATGACTGCCCCGATGTTTTCACGCAGCGTTGCAAATTCCTGCGTATCCACCACTTCGGCAATGGTATCCACATCTTCCTGCGTGCTGGCCAGCTGCGTTTCGATTGCAGACACACGGCCTTCCAGATTATTCAGAGCCTCAGCCAGCGCCTGTAATTTGTCGCTGTCTTCAGGCGCATCATTAGTCGCATCATCTTCAGCGAATTTTTTAGGCTGAATGCCAAACAGCTTTTGCCAGTTTTTCATTTTTGGTTCCTGTTCCACTTTTCCAGTCCGGCCAAACTTATAGCGATAGCAGCCGGGTTTGATTTTTTTGCGCTGGCTAAAGCGCATACGTGAAGTGCCCACGCTGGCAGGCGAGTCCGTCGCCGCCAGCCCTTCGAGATAGCTGCGCCCTGTGCCGCGAAAGTTTCCGTCTTCGGTCAGTTCTACCGAAAAATAAAGAAGCTGATCGCGTTTGTTGGCTTCAATCAGGCTCATGTTCGGGCTGATTTTTGCGTAAAGCCTTACCAGCCCGTCATCACCTTCCTGCCACATAACCTCTTTTACGCTTCCCCCATTTCCGTAATAGCGTTCATGCTCCGGCCAAATAAGTGCGGCGTATAATTCAGGGTTATATGTTTCAGCTGCATCAATTAACCATTCCCGTTTTAATTCCCGGCGGTCAACCGTATCTCCCTCGGTGGCAATACACAGCCAGTCAGTACATAACTGTGACATAAATTTTCCTGCCCTCCGTAACAGCAGGGCCATTATTAATGAATTATACGCCTGCCGCACCCTGACAAATTCTACTGTATTCGGATATAAGCAATTAAACGAACCATAAAGAATCAACGCGGGATTTTTATTTACTCCGCACCGGCATAATAGCGTTCAGGCAAATAAAGGAATGAAATTAACGGATGGCTAAATACAGTGATGAATTACGCGGCGTTGCGCGCGCCCTGTATTTAAGGCGTTATACGCCGAAGGAAATTGCCAGTGAATTAAATCTGCCAAATGCGCGGATAATTTATTACTGGGCAGAAAAGGAAGGCTGGGCGGATATGCTGAGCCACGAAAGCACTGAAGATGCGATTGAGCGCCGCATCCAGCTGCTGACCGGGCGCGACGGCAAAACAGAGCTGGAACTGAAAGAACTGGATCAGCTGATTGCCCATGCGGTCAAACTGCGCGCGCAGAATAACAAACATAAGGAGAAGCTGGCCGCCGCGCGCCCGGCATCTGCAGGCAGCAGCAACGGCGGCAGCGAAGAGGAAAGCGACCAGCCGCGCGGTAAACGTAAATACAATAAAAATGACGTATCCGGTCTGACGGAAGACGACCTGAACGCATGGGCTGAAGAACACCTGTTTGGTTACCAGAAACACCTGCGCCTGAACATCGGGCAGCAGGTGCGTAACGTCCTTAAAAGCCGCCAGATCGGGGCGACCTGGTATTTTGCTTTTGAGGCGTTTGAAAACGCCGTGCTGACCGGCGACCCGCAGATTTTCCTTTCCGCTTCACGTGCGCAGGCGGAGGTTTTCCGCTCGTATATCGTTAACATCGCACAGGAATACTTCGGCATCACGCTCACCGGCAATCCTATCCGTCTGAGCAACGGCGCAGAGCTGCGCTTTCTGTCCACGAATAAGAACACGGCGCAGTCATATAGCGGCCACCTCTACTGTGATGAATATTTCTGGGTTCCAAACTTCGCGCGGCTGAATGAAGTGGCGTCTGCGATGGCCACACACGACAAATGGCGCACCACCTACTTTTCAACGCCATCAGCCAAAACGCATCAGGCTTACCCGTTCTGGACCGGTGAGGAGTGGAAAAAAGGCAGTAAAAAGCGCGCCGCCGTGGTGTTCCCCACGTTTAACGCCATGCGCGACGGCGGACGCCTCTGCCCCGATGGCCAGTGGCGCTACGTCATCACGATGGAAGACGCGATTGCCAACGGCTTTAACCTCGCCAGCATCGACAAGCTGCGTAACCGCTACAGCAAAGACACGTTCGATATGCTGTACATGTGCGTCTTCGTTGACAGTAAAGACGCGGTGTTCAGCTTTTCCGACCTGGAAAAATGCGGCACTGATATCACGTTCTGGCAGGACCACGACCCTAAAGCGCGCCGCCCGTTTGGCGACCGTCCCGTATGGGGCGGTTATGACCCTGCCCGCTCCGGCGACCTGTCTACATTCGTAATTATGGCCCCGCCGGTGCTGGCCGGTGAGAAGTTCCGCGTGCTGGCCATCATCAACTGGCGCGGCATGAACTTCCGCCACCAGGCCAGCGAGATCAAAAAACTCTTTGCCCGGTACAACTTCACCTATCTGGGCGTAGACGTGACGGGGATCGGCCAGGGTGTTTACGACAACATCCACCCGTTTGCCATGCGCGTGCTTAAACCTATCCGCTACGACCTGAGCACTAAAAATCGCCTGGTACTTAAGGCGGCGGACGTCATCGAAAGCGGACGCATTGAATGGGATTCGGACCTTAAGGAGGTGGCGGCGTCGTTTATGTCCATCCGGCGCGCTGTCACGAAATCAGGCAGCGCGGTTACCTTCGTCGCTGATCGCACGGCAGAAACCGGCCACGCAGAGGCAGCCTGGGCAATTATGCACGGTCTGGATAATGAGCCGCTCAACTACGAGCACAAACCTAAATCCAAATGGAAGTTTCAGAAGACAGCATGAAAAAACGATATAAGCAACGCGCCAGCGGCGCACAGCAGGCGGCAGGTAAGCGCAAAATGTCCGTGCTGCGCTTCGGCAAGCCCGAACCCGTACTGACCACCGGCACCGATTACCGCGATGTATGGTATGACAACGATTTTGACCACTACAGCCTTCCGATTGACCGCCTTGCCCTGGCGCAGCTGGTAAATCTCAACGGCCAGCACGGCGGCATCCTGCACGCGCGAAAAAATATGGTGCTGTCCGACTACCTGGGCGGCGGTCTGACATTTGACAGCCTGGAGGCTGGCGCGATGGATTTGCTGACGTTCGGGGATCTGGCGCTCGTTAAAATCCGTAACGGCTGGGATGATGTGGTTGCCCTGGAACCGATGCCCGGCCTGTATATGCGCCGCCGCAGGGATGGTGAATTTGTGGTGCTGCAGAAAGGTGAACCGCTGGTATACGCTGAAAAGGATGTAATTTTTATCAGGATGTATGACCCGCAGCAGCAGATTTACGGCCTGCCGGACTATATCGGCGGCATTCACTCCGCCCTGCTTAATAGCGAAGCGGTGATTTTCCGCCGCCGGTACTATCACAACGGCGCGCACACCGGCGGCATTCTCTACACCACGGACCCGAACATGACGGATGAGGTGGAAGAAGAGATTGAGCAGCAGCTGGCCAACAGCAAGGGGATCGGCAACTTCAGCACTATTCTGGTGAACATCCCCGGCGGGGATAAGGAAGGCGTGCAGTTTATCCAGATGGGTGACATTGGCGCGAAAGATGAATTTGCCAACGTGAAGAACATCAGCGCGCAGGACGTGCTGAACGCGCACCGCTTTCCGGCTGGCCTTGCGGGGATTATTCCACAGAATACTTCCGGACTGGGTGACCCGGAAAAGGTGGAAGCTACTTACAAAAAAAACGAGGTGGCACCACTTCAGCGCCGCCTCATGATGGCGGTGAACGGTGATCCGGAAGTACCGGAACACCTTCACCTGAAATTTTCCCAGCAATCAAAGAACAAGGATGCGGCATGAGGCGTAATCGGATAAAATCCAGGCAAACTTACAACGCCGGAGCCGCAAAAATGCGCGTGTTAAAAATTGAGTGCCCAGAGTGCAAATCAAAGGCGGTCATCCGTAAAACTAACCGCAAACATCGTGATATTGCAGATATCTATTGCGCATGTGCAGACGTAGAGTGCGGACACACTTTTGTAATGAATTTGACGTTTTCCCACACAATCAGTCCTAGCGCAAAGAAAGGCGACTTACTGATTCAGCAGGTGATCAGCGGTATGTCAGCAGAACAGAAACAGCTGACTTTAAAATTACTCCAGGCATCTTAATAAGAACGCCCCTCATTTACTGGGGCGCTTTTCCTCGCTTCGCTTTTCAGGTCTGCTAAAAGGTCCGCCGTCAGTTCTCCTAACCATTCATCAAGTAATGCGCGGCGTTTATCTTCGACAAGTGAATGAGTCATCATTTTCACTATAAAATCAATCCGTTCCACCTTAACTATCTGGCTTAACGACGCAGACATTTCAACCTCCCTTACTTTAAATACTGTATGCCCATACAGTATAATATCCATTACAAAATATGAATCTTTTTTTGAGATTCATCTGGTATAAATTCTATGCAATACCGTACGTTAGCCTAAGACCAGCCCGGCCAGCACTCGTTGTAATTGGTATCAGGAACGTCTATCAACCGCTCCGCCTGATACTTCAAAAGACCATGCCCCCTGAAAGAGATCGCAGCCCCGCTTAATAACCGCTCAATTTCTTCATCACTGCCCTCAAATCCCCTGGCTTTCAGCTCCACCTCTAACCTGCGGCGCTTCGGCCCCGTACAGTTATTGACAGAACTCCAAGGGGCGGCGTTGCCGCCAGAAAAGCCAGCCTCCGCTGACGCTTCGGCCAGTTTGGCGACCTTTTCCCACTTAACCAAACGTGTTGGCACTTCTGAACCGGCAGCACGCGGACAGTAAACCCCCTGAACCCGCTGAACGTCTTCACCGTACTCGTTGCCGCATTCGGTAATTTCATAAGCCAGACGCACAACCAGATCGCACCGGGCTACGAGCGGACCGCCCTGCGCCTGTGTATAAGCTGCCCAGTCAACAGCCACGCTTGCAGATGCCAGAACCGCATCCATTTCCGGATGCTCAATGTGCTGCTCACCAAGCCTGCGCAGTTCACGCCATACCGTTACCGGCGCACCGCCAATCTGCTGAAACTGACGGATGCGCCAGCGTGATGCCCAGGCTGAAACGGCTTTTGCCATTTCACGCGCATTCCCGCCCGTTTCACCATCGCTTTCTTCATCAAGCGCATAGCCGTCGATGTTTTTAGAAATATATTTTGCGATGTAGCCCGTTGCGCTGCCTTTGGTGGGATCAATTGGCTCAACATGAAAACGTGCTTTTAACGCCTTCTCTGTGTTCAGTTCTTCACTGTCAGCAATCCGCGCGTGGTAACACATAATGTCCCGCACTTCGTCAACGTGTTCCGGACGCATGAAAAGCAGCATGTGCCAGTGTGGCGTTCCATCATGATGCGGTTCCACAACCCGGAAGCCGAAAACGTGGATACCGGCACGGGACAGCGCAGCCCGGATTTTTGCCCAGACAGAACAGAGATATTTTTGAGTGTCGCGCGGATTTGCACCGTTCCAATGTGAAACGAACCCACCTTTGCTGTGTACGGCGTGAAAACATGACGGCGCAGTGATCGTGTAAAAATCACCGGCATAGCCTTCATGATTGGCGATATCTTCAAACCCGCGCATACGCGCCATTAACTCACAGCGGCGAATAGCCGGATTAGCATTGCTGCGGTTGACCATATCGGCCAGCGCAATGCGATCACCATCCTCATTAACCAGATCAAACTTTTTGAAAAACTCGCGGTTGCGCTTTTTCTGTTCTGCCCACTCTCCAAGTGTTCCGCGTGAAACGTAGGGACTGGCAGCCTTCTGGACCTGCCCCACGGCAATAGCCATATGCTCACGATGCAGATCACGACGACGCTGCAGACGAACCCGCCACCATTCAGGTGACATCATGCGCAGAATCGCGCTTTCAGCGTTGCGACGTTTAATCCTGCCGGTCTTTTTAACTGACAGCCAGAAAGGCGGCGTGGTGCCGCATTTCAGTGCTTCCTGCGCCAGAAATACATAACCCTGAGCCGTGCGCTGCTTCAGCTCGTCTTCATCAGGTTTATCGTCGGGCGCGGTCATTTCAGCCCAGGAGTAGAAAGCCTCGCCTAAATGACTGGCAATATTATAAGCAAGATCACGCACGCGGTCCCGGTCATAGCCCGGCAGATCATCAAGGTTATCTTTGAAAGGTGAAGGCATACCGGTTGAGTAATCACGCTGCCATGCTGCATTCACAAGTTTCAGACGTGGCAATACGCTCTTACCGATAGTGTTGCGTAAGAACGTATTGGCACGGCGGCGACCGTTTTTTGGTGACTTTAAAAGCGACTCATATCGCTGGCCAAAATATCCGGACAGGTAATCCGGAATATCATGCAGGTACTGGCTGCGCCACTCATGATCAGTTGAATCACAATGCCAGAGTTTAAGCTCTGTATGAGTGATGCCCTGCGGTGCGCCAGGCGCAAAGAACTCACGCCGCATTTTATTGACGGCGTGATACTGGCCATTATGATTTAGAACTTCATGAACGCTCACATTTACCTCAAGGAAGCTATGGAAAACAAATATTTGAAAGATTGCGAACGCCCTGCGCATGACGTCCGCATTACGAAATGGCTTGCCGTTCAGGAAAACGACTCAGGCATAACTTCTTATAAAATTGCTTTGTTTCATGACGGCTATTTATACCGTTCGATTAGCTGCACTGACCTCGCAGAGTATGTTGCTGCGTCGGAGTTTCTGAAGTCGCTGACGCTGGTAAACTGTCTTGATAGCACCTCCACTTTTCGCGGGTTTGATGCAGTGTTCGCAACTCTTCAGGACTATAAAAAAGCTTTTCCAGCTCGTCAGCCGCCTCTTTAATGCTAGTTTTTTGAGCACACTTCAGCACACACATTGCAAGGGTGAACGCTTCCTGAGTTGGTTTTACTGCCATAGCGCACCGCCCTTGCCATCAATCGCTTCGGCTTCCTGCCGAATCAGTTCAACAATCTCAACAGCAGACAGTCCTTTATTGGCTGCGTGTGTTGCCAGGCGATCAAGGCGGCCTGACAGCTTTGTTGCCACATCCTTGCCACCTTCCACACGCGCCTGACTGCACAGCTCCTGAACCAGTTCAGTGCTGCCGGCCGCTTCTTTTTTTAAATCCTGACGGGTCATTCTCATGGCAATTTCTCCAATTAAGAGCACACGAAGCCCCGGCTATCCGTTGGAAAGCCAAAAAATCGTGCGTCGGGTTATTAGCGGTTAAACAGCGAATTAAGAATTGAGGAACGGAAAGGCTTTACCTGCATCTGCGACTGGTTAGGCGATGACAGCAAATGTAATTCGTAAGACACGCTCCACCATGACCGGATAAGCGCTACAACGGGCGATGCTCCAAGGAAACCAGCGGCGAAGTAAATTGCGCGGATTGCGCTCAGCGCTTCAGTCTGCTGCGTGTGGGTTTCTGCCTCACGGAATGCACGGCACCAGAAAGCAGAACTTACCAGCAGCCACTGAATTTTGTCGTCCAGTTGGATCGTGTCGTTAAATACAAATTGCTTAAGCGCGACTGTGCCGCCTTCGGTGTCACACTTACTCAGGAAGAACTCGGCATAATCAGGGTTAACGCCCCAGTCGCGGAAATCTTCAAGCAGCCCTTTTTTTTCAACGGTGATGATATTCATAACATTTCCTCAGTGGGCGCGATTGTCAGCGGGTTTGCGCAGCTGCTGCCGCGCCTTTATCAGTTCATGTACTGGTGTCCCCGGTACGGTAGGGACTGATCGCGCTGCGTGTAGCGCGCTCGGTGATGGTTTCTTTTCCTGTTGAAACGCCAGCGGCCCCAGCCCCTTGAACATTTCAACCATGCACTTCAAGCGCTGCAGGCCACGCTTTATCTGATGTAACTCATGGTCAGTGAACTGGCCCCACGAATAACGGCAGTGGCGCGCCTTTAAGCCTGCCGCGTGCAGAATAATTCCGCGCTGGTGTTCGCTAAGCCGTTCCCAGACGGTGTATGCCTGTGTGCTGTGACCAGAAACCATCTGGCGCAGCACCCCCAGCCATTTTTCATCATTTGCATTCATGCTTTGCCTCATGATTTTTGCGGGTAAAAGCCGGATTCCAGCGCAGGCCGTTGGGCAGTTGGATAGTGCCGTGGCCATACGCAGGCAGCTGTTTTGATGGCGACTGGCGCTTTAGCAGGTTCACGAATACGAACATATTCACCTCACACAACGATGCCAGGCATTGAGGCGCTTACCACATCAACGGCAGCAGCCAGTACCGGCACGGTTTGAAAACGACTTTCAACGGAATAGACGAGTAAAGACAGGCTGCGGATTGCATCACTGGCTCTGTTAAGAATCTGATTGCGGCGTGCAACGGTCATCTTTTCCGTTGAAACCGCTTCCCCAGCGATTACCCCGACGCTGGCCACAGCAGTTAATGCACAAAACTGCATGTTTTCAGGTCTGGCATTGTTGATGGGCACAGAAGGCTGGCAATTAATCTGACGCAGAAAACCATCAAGAATGGTTGGGTCTTCGGTGAGATCGATGATTGCCAGCAGTTCAGGTAAGGTCAGTTGGTGCGACTGGTCCGGATTCAGCTTGTTGCGCAGTGTGGCCGGTTGCATACCAACTTTTTTAGCCAGTTCTGTAACGTTATGTGCCAGTGAAAACTGGCGGCAGGCATCATCGAGATAGTTTCGTACTGAAACTTTATAATCGTACATGATTCGCACCTTACGAATTGATAGCCTGGATTACGCCTGAAGAGAAATATCACATTCGCTCAACGCCATGACTGTCAAAGCAGCCATGTTAACTTCGACTAAGCCTTTCTTTTGTTTACCTTTTGGTTTAATTGGCAGCTTTCCGTATTCGATTAAGTTGCGAGCGGTTTCTTTGTTAGTACCCGTACGACGGCAATACTCTTCCAGGGGAAGGTATGGTTCTGGAATGACGATTGTAATGTTAGGACGCATAAGGCAAACTCCCGTTGAGCCGCCACACGGCAATGTGGGGCAATAATTGGTAGATAACGAATACAGGAGCAAGACTATTTCGTATTTTACGAAGTGTCAAATATTACTTCGCTAAATAGATAGTCGAATTCGTAATGCACAAATCCACAATTGACTTTGAAATGGAAAGCGGCCCCGTCTTAGATCGGGTGATCACTGCGTACGGCTTTACATCAAAAATGATGCTTGCAGAGCATCTGGGCATGGCAGCCAGCAGCCTTTCAGGCCGATACAAACGCGGGGGGTTTCCCGCGGATATTGTTGTGCGATGCATTGCAGAAACAGGTGCAAGCCTTGAATGGTTAGCTACAGGAAATGGGAAGAAGTTCGATAGCGAGGAATTGGACGTTCTAAAGATGCCAAGACAAAAAATTGTCGATGGACACCTTTATGACGCAGGCATTTTTATGCTTGATAAAGTCGCGTTCTTGCAAGGTAAACCTGTTCCTACAGATCCGACATGCATTTTGGATGGCATCACCCAATACATTGTTGAGCGCCAATTTTCTGAGATTTACGATGATGAGTGGTTGGTTGAGATTGAGGGTAAAGTAGGCGTGCGAACCTTAACTCGTATACCAGTAAAGAAAGTACGTGTAAGCGGTGTAGGCATGGCATTTGATTGTGGCATTGATGAGATCAATGTCATTGGTCGAGTTGTTCTCACGCTTAAATAATTATGACAGTAAGAAAACTTCCCTCTGGTGATTGGATTGCTGATTTCTATTCAGTTAACCGCAGCGATGGCAAACAAGGAAAGCGTGTTCGCAAGAAGTTTGCGACTAAAGGCGAGGCGCTTGCTTTTGAAAATTATACTCTCCAGCAATTAGAAGATTCTCCCTGGTTAGGAGATGGAAAAGATCGACGTCGCCTATCTGATCTTGTGCATTTATGGTTTGAACGTCATGGCGTTACATTACGTGATGGTTTAAAGCGTAAAACTACAATGCTTTGGGCTGCTGAGTGCATGGGATCACCATTAGCTACTGAGTTTAATGCTCAACTTTTTACTGCTTACAGAGCAAAAAGATTAGATGGCCAATTTGCTCGAACTAAACGTATCAGCAAAGTTTCGCCCAGAACTATGAATCTTGAACAAGCCTATTTTTTAGCCGTATTTAACGAGTTAAAGCGGTTAGGTGAGTGGTCTCCACCAAACCCTTTAGAAAAGGTAAGACAATTTCGAACCGAAGAAAGTGAAATGGCTTATCTAACTTCAGAGCAGATTGAGCATGTTTTAAATGAATGTCGCAATAGTTCTGCAAAAGATTTGGAGTTAATTGTGAAAATCTGTCTTGCCACTGGTGCAAGATGGAGTGAAGCTGAGCAGTTGAATCGTTCACAAATATCATCAGGGAAAATCACCTTTATTAAAACAAAGGGAAAAAAAAACCGAACTATACCTGTTGATCCTGAAATGCTTGAGAAATTCCCTAAGAAGAACGGTTCTCTATTTTCGCCATGTTATTATGCTTTCAGGAGTGCTATGGAACGTGCAGGAATACAACTACCTGCAGGCCAAATGACGCATGTTTTAAGACACACATTTGCGAGTCATTTCATGATGAACGGAGGTAATATTTTGGTCCTACAAAGGATTCTCGGGCATAGCGATATCAAGATGACGATGCGTTATTCTCACTTTTCTCCTGATCATCTTGATGATGCTATAAAATTAAACCCACTCTCTAGCCTGAAGAGTAAAAAATGAACAATGATCTAGTTAGCAACTTTTTTAATTTTTACAAACAAATTGAAAGTCCTGGATACGCTGTTCTTGTTAAAGGAGAGTGGGGAACTGGAAAGACATATAAGGTAATAAATGAATTAGGCATGGACAACATTTACTACACTAGTCTTTTCGGTTTGAGCAGCCAACAAGAAATTTACTCAGCTGTTTTTTTGTCAATGTTTCCTGCAAAATCAGTCATACCAAAAATAACCGCACGGATAAAAGATGCATTAAAAGGAACCGAAAAAATCACTTTTGGTGTTCCAGGAATTGTTAATGGAGTCGCCGAGGCGTTCATCAGAGAAAAAGTAAAGAATGATAAAGTAATAGTCTTTGATGATTTGGAAAGAGCCAACATGGATTTAAACAAAATCTTAGGCTGCATAAACAAATATGTTGAACATCATCAATGCAGAGTTATTGTGATTGCACATGATGAAATTATCCAAGAAGAGCTTAACAAAGTTAAAGAGAAAATTTTTGGTCAAATTTTATTAATAGAACCAAATATCAAAGAAGCACATCATGCTTTTATTAAGAAATCGGGAGCACCTACAGCTGCGAAAGAAATTGAAGATTATATTCTTTCTGCATTCTGCGCTTCCAAATGCCAATCTTTGAGAATATTAAAACAAGCAATTGACGATTGCTTACGATTATACAGTTGTCTTGAAAAAAAACATCTTGAAAAAAGCACCAAGATTAAAGCACTAATCTTAATGTTCTGTGGTATTTCGGTTAGCTTTAGAAGTGGTAAAATAACTAAGGAAGATATTAAAGCAAGAAGCAAAGTTGCCTATATGGATTTTAATATAAAGAATGATGCTGAAAAGAGCAACTACGGTAAAATGAAAGATCTTTTTAGAGAAACCATGGCAGAGATAGATTTTGACTCTAGAATATTAAGCGACAAAATATTAGAAAATACAATATGCAATGGTTTTTACAACAAGATAGAAATAACAAATTATTTAGATGAAAGCCACCACTTTAGTGATCCTTTAAATTCCCCAGCATGGGTTGCACTAATGAACTTTGATAAGCTTAGTGACGAATCTATCAAGGATGCATTGGTAAGAATAGATAATGAAGAAGATGCCTTAGATATTACAGACATAGGTGACATCCTACATACTTTCTCTTTAAAGTGCATGCTCATTATGAATGGAGAAATTGATGATGAATATGATAATTTAGAAAATAAATACAAAACTTATGTCTCTAAATTACTTTCAAATGACAAACTTCCGCCAGCAACAAAAGATGCTCGTGAGACACAAGAAGAACAACAAGACAATGCACATGGTTATGCATATTGGATTAAAGATGAATATAGAATAAATGTCGAGAGATTGGCTAGGTTTATAACTTACAATCGAGATCTTGCCTTAGAAAAAAAATATCCGTCTTATGGTGATGAGGTATTAGAATTACTCAAAACAGACTTGCGCGAGTTTAGAACAGCAATTTCAGCCGGTTCTTATTCATTTGGAAAATATTCTAATATGCCAATCCTAAAGACAATACCTGCATCTAAATTTGTCGATACTTGGCTATCTAAACCACGTGAGGATTGGTTAACTGTAAAAACCGCATTAGAGTCACGTTATAACTGGGGTATGTTAAAAAATTATTTATCTGATGAAGAGGAATGGATTTCTGCCATCAACCAAGAAATTAGAAGAGCTGCAAATTATGAAAAGGGTTTATCAAAATTACGTATTTTGCGACTTGTACTCAATCTCCCATCATTTGACTAAAGTGTCGCAAAAATGTCGCATTAGGTTGGAAATATAGACCTATATAGAACTTTATTTTTATCATAAGCCTCTGTTTTATAGGTAAATCATTGTTTTATTAATACCTTTCATAGTTCTCATAATCGCTTGGTCGCTGGTTCAAACCCAGCAGGGGCCACCAAATTTAGTGATGTAAATCATGCATTTAAGCCGCCTCTTAGGGTGGCTTTTTTGTTTCTGAAAATTAATGTCCCTCTTTTGTCCCCCCACATTTTTTCTTTAACTTCACAATTGCATGTAAGAACGCCAAACTCAGTGAAACTGAAACACAGCTCTTCGAATCCG